GCAAGGGACAGGAAAACCTATCAAATCATTAGATGGGGACAAAATGAGGAGGCGGGTAATGTGGTTGTGGATAGAAACCGTGGACTCCAAATGGTCATTGATGACTTTGCCAATAAGAAAATACCCCTTCAGGGAACACAGGATGATTGGGCGGAATTTGAATCACACTGGGCAACACTTTATAAAATAACTGAATTAGATACTTTAGGCGTTCCGCAGTCAGTATGGGAGACTTCAACTGGAATGGACCACTTCTGCCACGCTACCATTTATTGGAGGGTGGGGATGGATAGGTTTAAGAATGATGGCGGTCAGATATTCACAGGAGAAGAAGTCTCTTTTCCAAAGAATCCTGTTATAATCAACAGCAAGTCTACCTTTAAACCCAAGTTTATTTTTGAACAAAAAGAAAGCAATGATTGGCGCGATCCGAATTGATTTAACTGAAGAAGACGCCTCCCTTTTTAGGGAGTTTCGGAGACACCAAGATATATTCCAATCTCTTGTAACTCTTGGTGTGTTTAACACTAGGGGCGGGGCAGTTACAATCCACTTCAATTCACAGGGGCAAATAGCCAGAATTGACAAGAACGAGACTGTGTTTTATAGGTCTGCAAAACCCTAGACAGGGTTGATAGTTTACTCTTTTGTTCGTGGTATAATATTCGTGTAGCCTAACCAAACAACGGCGGCAATCATATTTTTGATTGTCGCTATTTTTATGTCTCTCATAGATGGATTTCTAAGCCTCGGAAGAGGAATAAATACAGTAAGAGATAAGCCCCAAGAAGACGGTGCTATTGAGCCATTTCTTCCTGAGTTGGAATTGTCGATGAGTGATGAGGAACTCATCGAATTAAAGCGTGAGTGGGAAAAACAATGGCAACCCTATTCAAAAGCAATAGCAAAAATACAAGATGATAATGAAAGTTATTGGTTAGGTCAACAGTACAATGCTTCAAACGAAGGTCGTCCTCTTGTAGATAACTTGATATTTGAATCTCTCGAAACTTTCTTACCTATTGCTACAAGACCAAAGGCTGATCCCATAGTTGAATCCGATAATACTGAAAGGAATACATAGGGTTTCTTAGGACGATTGAAATGATTTTTGCCTGGAATAGTTTGAAGAACGGGTGTCCCGTCTGGATTTGAAGGGATATTGCCAAATGGGTCCATCGGAGCAGGGACTTCTTTATCATAATTCCAGTGAGGATTTTGTTTTTTAAGCAATATGTTATTTCCTAATTTCCAACACAAATATTGAGGAGTCCACCATTCAATGAATTGCACATCTGTTGATGTATTGTCACCCACGAGTTCATTTATGGCTTTTACACCCTCAGCAGATTCAGGGTTGTCTTTTATAATGGCGAGGATTTTAGAAGCTTCCATTTTCCTGTATTCTCCAATTCTGTTGCCGGTATAACCGTCTTCATCGATTATAGCATCTGGATCAAGAATTATCTTTGTTGGTCTGACAATTCTGACTGCAGGTATATTTTTATCTAAATCCCATCCGAATTTTGCAATTCCTAATAAATATATTGCCCAGTGTCTTGCTGACTTTTTTAGTTTTAGCCTTAATTTGTTTTTATCAGCTAAGTCAGATAATCTGGCTTTTACCTTTTCCACATACTTTATTTTCTGTGGATCTGCTTCTTCGCCTTCAGCAGTTTCAGTAGAATCAAGCGTTACCAGAGGCTCTGGGTTTCTGCGCGTTACCTGTGGCAGATATGTTTCAAGAGATTCGAATATTAAGTTGTCGATGTTCGGGCGCGTCTTGTCTGCTTTTAGAGATTCGAATTGTTTACCGAGCCAGTAATCCTCATTTTCTTTTCCTTGTTTTTCCCAGTCCTGTTTTTTTGGCGAATCTTTCCAGTCCTTTTCCCATTTATCGGTAAGCTTTATTAAATCCTCGTCCGGCGTTTGCAACGTAAGCTCGGGGTATTTTTCTGATACCACGCCTTGCGTTGTTTCTTGTTGCTCGCCTAATTTTCTTTTATTGATATCGTTGCCGAGTGATTCGGCACCTTGTATTGATGTGTCCATTTTTTTAGCAAAAAAGGGCTACGCTGGTTTCAAGCAGTAGCCCTTTCATAAAAGATTGGAGTTTCCCAGAGTTTAATTTTTGCGATTGCCTTTAGTTATTATAGCACAAATTGTTTTGTCAAGATAGTGGGTTATGCACAGGGATTAATCCGATGAGTCGCCCTCTGCCTTTTCACCTCGTTTCCATTTCAAATATTCATCGCCGTGCAGGTCTTGCCATTCGGGCAGACGACCTCGTTTAATGAATGACATTACGATTGGAATCACTATGATTGACATGATTATTATTTCTAACCACATTTGTTTTTTGCGCCAAGTGGCGGATTCGCACCGGCCAGCTCTCAAATTTTGATGTAATCGCTGTTCGGAGTGTTTTACTCTTAAACTAACTCGGCATATTGGCACAACGTTTAGCTGTGCCGTTAAATTAGGCAGCAGACTGTTCGCCGTCTCCTGTTGCAGGATTTTCTTCGGCAGGAGCCTCAGGAGTTGGGGCTTGAGTTTCTTCTGCTGGTGTTTGTGTTTCTTCGTTTTCCATTGTAGTTTTTTTAATTTTTAATTTAGCAAGGATTCGACTCGCTTCCTTGTTTTATTTTATCACAAATGTTTTTTCGGGTAAATAGCAAGCGATTGTGTCAACTGTGAAATTATTGATATAACCAAGTTATTGCTTTTACAGCCCACATTTGAGCATCTTGAGCTTGCGTGATGGCGATTGAAATCAATCTGTTTTTTTCGGACTGATCAGCGTTTTTCAAAGTCAGTAAATTATCAATGATGTCTGCGTACTGTTTTTTTATGATATTTACCATTTCATTTCCGCCGGGGTTGAATGTTATTCCAACCGCCTTTTCGCCGTATGTTAATTCTCTGTCTGCGTCCATGTTTATTTTTCCGCTGCATTATTGTTTTTGCAGTCGGGATTAATTTACACATTTCTCCAATCGTCTTCGTCTTCTTCATCAATTTTGTCAAACATTTCCTGCGGATTGAACGATGCTGTTTTTGTTGCAGGATCTACCATGTAGCTGTTTTGTTTTTTGTCTTCTTTGGGTTGTACCAAGGCGCCCATACCAGCGAACCTCATCATGCCGATTCGCCATAGCACTGTTGCGAGGGATTTGTGGTCCCGGCCTGATCGTATCCACTTATAACCTTTTATGGCGTTGGTTTCAGGGTCGAGGACTTTCATTTTGGCAAGGTTATTCCAGTCAAGCCAATATTCGAACCAGTCTTGTTCTGTGCCGTGGACTGGTATGCGTTTGGTTCTGAATTCATCGACTGTCAGCTGTATACATCGATTGCGGTCTGCGGTCACAGCCCCTTGCTCGTCGCCTTTGCCCCATTTTGCCAGTTCTTTTGTTTTGCGGTCGCCTGATAATAAGCACAGGAACACTCTGCCCGGCCACCTTGCGTAAAACTTGCGTGAGCCGATCAGGTCGCCTCCTTGGTCGATTACTGCGATTGCTTTTGTCCAACGGGTCATTATGCGATCAAGCGTGGGGTAATCGTTGGCTTCTCCGTGGTAGAACAGGCCTTTCATGTTTCCCATGACAAAGTCGAGCTTCAGACCGGTGTCGATACCGAGCACAATTCTTTCATCATCATTCGGTGCGTATGATTTGCCTGTCAGGTTTTGAAAGAAGCTGTCTCTTAATAATTTTGATGATGCATCTGCATATGGTATTCCTAAAATTTTTGTATAAAAGAATTCAGCAGTTGTCTCAGGGTTTTTGAATTTATCAATAATATCTCCTGCTGATATCCATGGTGCGATCAGCAATGGCACCCAGTATCCTGCCCATTTACGCTCTGGGTATTTTGCAATCCATTTGCCATTTTTTCTGACTTCATTATCAAATATGGCATGACATTTTTTACATACATACTCACGCCTTTCTAAATCAACTGACATTTTCTTTGAGTTTTCTATATCCCAGCTTAAGTATTGCCATTTATTACACGCCGGGCATTGCACGTGCCAGTGCTTTTGGTTTGATTTTAGCCAGTCAGCATGCACGCCTGTCTCAGGTAGACTTGGGTGACTGAATGTGTGTGTTTGTTTGAATTTGGAGTGCTGTGTTCTGGCTTGGTAGTCTGCAATGATGTCTAATTTTGAGCTATCTTTTTCATCGTGGACGAGCCTGTCTGCTGTTACCATAATTGCTGCTTTTTTTGTCCATGTGCCTCTAAAATAAATCATTGAGTTGCCGATTTTCTTTGCTTCAATACTGTCTTTGTCAGCAACGTCTTCAAGCATTTCATTATTGTTGGCGATGATACGATTTACCTTTCCGCCCACGAATGTTTTTACGTCACCGTCTGTTGGCAGGGTATAGATTATGTCCATTTTCTGACTTTTGGCGTCTCGGTGGTTTTTCATTATTTGCAAGGTGCTCATGCCGACCTGCGCTGCTTTCATTACGGAGATGTTTTGACTGTTATCATCATAAATCTCCATTAAGAACGGATGGTTGTCAAATTCCATCAGATCACCTTTTTCGTTATTTTTGTTGGTGACCCATTGGAACGTGCCAATACTATGCGATTTGTCCTCCTCCTGTTCCGCCGGTGCCTTGGATTGAGTTGTTTGGTTGTTGCTCATATCTTACACGCCCCTCGGGCAATTTTACGATTATTTCACCGTCTTCGTGTATTTCTCTGACTTGTCCGCAGTATACACATACCACTTTTACCACTGGTGATAACGGAGGGGATACTTTATGAAAATCGTGAGCGCAATTATAATGCATTGGCATGTTTTTTCGCCCTCATTGACTCGATGTGCTTTTTTATGCGCATCTCGATTCTGAGTTTGCGTTCTATCCATCGCTCCGTGTTGAATATAGGAGCGTGGCTTTTAATATCAGACTGGGTTCGCATTTTGCGAGCCATTTTCACTTTTTGTTTGTGAGTTAGCTTCATTTTTTTTACGTTCTTGCTCTCGTTTAATTATATTTTGCAGAAAGCGTTCGCGGAATTCCTTTTTTAGTTCCTCATCTTCGGGGTAGCCTTGTGGTATGGACACTTCGCCAGAGTGTTCGTGCTTTTGCGTTTCTGCGTATGTCTTTGGCTGGGTGCGCTCGAGATACCAGATTGATTTGTCTACGTCGCCGGCTTCAATTCTTGCTGCAACATTTTCTTTTGCTTTCAACCCTAGTCGTTGTTGCATTTCGCCGAATTCGTATTCAAGCTCTGGATATTTCTTAAGCCACCTCCAATATGTTGTCCTGTGTATTTCTGCATAGAAACAGGCTTCTTCTATGCCACAACCTATAGCAAAGGCTTGTCTGAGCTTTGTTATTACGTCAGGCTCTAATTTGCTTGTCTTTTTCCTTAAAATCGCCATCAGAAGCTTTTTTTTGCCGAGTTTTGTGTTCATTATTGCGTTTTAATGAGATTATTTAGCGCGTCGTTGAGCATTTCTTGCTCGTGCGGCGTTAGGAATCTATGCGCCGGATGTTTGTGGTCTGTTAAGAACTCAACCACTGCGGACTTATGGATCAGGAAGCATTTTGTCAGGCCGTCTGGCTTGTAGTTAGGACATGACCAGTAGTTTCCTTTTTCTTGAAGCCTTTCATCACACGCTGGGCATTTTTTATTAATTAGATTTTGCCATCTTAGCTTTGGACTGTCCATTGTATTGCCTCGCCGTTTTTTGTCACGCCGGGGTCGTCTTTGTATTTTACATATCTTGAGACTATGGCATCAACATATTTCGGGTCGAGTTCGATGAGCCTTGCTTTGCGCCCGAGCTGTTCACAGGCCATGAGTGTAGATCCTGAACCTCCGAATGCATCGAGAACGATGTCGCCTTTTTCTGATGACCTCTTCAGGGCGCGCTCGGCCAGTCTTACCGGCTTTTGAGTTGGATGGATATATTTTGATGTGTTGTCACGTTTATTATACCAAATATCAAGGTGTTCTGCGAACGTTTTCTGATCGAGTTCCCACAGCTCTGTGAATGCAGAGAATGTGAGGTTTTGGAAGTGGGTTTTTCCCTCTTTCCAGCCTACAATGCATGGTTCATAGATTCTGTGAAACAGCTGGCCGGCCGAGAATATCAGACTGTTTTTTAACCAGATTATTGTTTGACTGTAGTGCCATTTGCCGTGTCGCAGAGCCTCCATGTTTATCTCTGTGAGCCTTGATGCGAACCACCAGTAAATGTTGCAGTCATCTGTTGAGAATTCGTGGAGGCGCTCGGTTATTTTTTTGTAGAATTCAAGGGCTTCCTCCGGCGTTTTGTCATCGTTGAATATGCGACCCCCTGTGCCGCCGAACCTTTCGGAGTTATAACTGTAGCCTCCGCCGGTTTCTTTGCCACGGGTTGCGGTTTTTCGATCGACAGAGTGGTAATCTATACTGTATGGCGGATCTGTGAAAATTAGGCGAGCTTTTTCATCGCCCAATAGCTTTTTATAGGTTTCAGGGTCAGTTGAATCACCACAAATGAGTTTATGTTCGCCCAGCTCGTAAACATCGCCCAAAACGCTGCGTGGGGCGCCTACGGCGGACAGATCAGGCGGATCATCCTCTTTGGTTTCGAGAACGAGGTTTGAATCAAACCCAGTCAGGTCGATCATCTCAAGGGACAGACCTTTTAATTCCTCGATCACAATGTCCATATCGTCATCTCCTAAAGATGATATTTTATTGTCAGCCAATCTTAACGATTTTTCTTCTTCCTCCGTGAGATTTTCAACCCGAACGCATGGAACTGTAGTTTTTTTCATTTCTTGCATTGCCAGCAGTCTTCCATGACCCGCGATCACTACATCTTCTTTATTGATTATAACAGGAACTAAAAATCCAAATTTTGCAATATTTTTTGCCAATAATGCAATCTGTTTCTTTGGATGAACCCTTGCATTTTTAGGATAAGGCTTCAGGTCTAATATATTTTTTTCTATAATTTCCATATGTTTCTGTTTTTTTATGGCACTCGATACACAATGTTCGACCGTTTGATAATTCAAATCTTAATTCTGGATAGTCGGCGAATGGTTTTATGTGATCGGCGTGTATTTGTGATCCTCTTTTTCCGCACCAAACGCAAGTATAATTATCTCGTCCAAAAACTTTTTTACGCCATGACTTATATGCGATACCCTTTCTAATCCATTCATTTATTGGAGTTATCCCGCCTTTCCAAAAATGGCAATCAGCACCTTTATGAATTGGTGGTTTTATGCCGTCTTTAAGGCGAGCTTCTCTCATTTTTCTTTTCGACTCGTCTGAATGTGGACCTCTTTTTTTACCAAGTTTTGATAACCTTTGTTTCGTTTTCCACTCCTCACTTCTCGGAGGATGTTTTCTACCTATCGAAGCTATCCTTATTTTTTCCTTGTGTTCTGGGGATAATTTTCTACCAATACCATACATTTTTAGAACTCGTTATCTGCTAGGTTGTCTTTTTGGAAGCTGTCACGTCTTCGGTGTGTCGAACCCTCTGGCTCTTCGATTTTTAAGTTAACTCTGGCATGTTCGTTCATGCCGATGACCCTTAATATGGTCCTTAAAGCCTTAGCGGTTTCGCCGGCCTTGCCGATTACTTTACCCATGTCTTCTTTGTCTACTTTTAAGAGAAGCAATACGCCCATCTCGTCCACTTTGGATTCGATTTTTACAGCGCCGGGGTTGAATACCATTGATTCTACTACTAACTGAAGTGTTTTAACTGCTTTTTGCATTTTTTTTGGGATTACTCTACATCAAGTTCGACGCTGATGGTTTCACCCTCTGTGGCGAATGTGATTTTGTGTTTCCCAGATGTTTTGAATTCGTAATGATAATGATAATATGGCACGAACACGTATGCGCCGTTTATGGCGACTTTGCCGACCGTTCCTGTGCCGTTTTTCTCGATCGGGTTTGCTTCATCGGTTGCCGTTATGGTTACCCTCCTATCTTTGATTGGCGTGCCGTTTTCACGGACAATCAAGCCTATGTCGACATAGTTGGATTCGTTTTCCATATCAGGGAATTTTTCTGATTTTTTCAGTTTTCTATTAATGCTTGTTGATTGATATGGGCTGAATAATTCTAAGGTAATCGATTTTTTGTTTTTATCTTTGTTTTCTTGTGGCATATTTTGTGTGGTTTGATGCGGTGTCCCTTGAGACGATGTGTCGACCGGATTTAACACGTCTGTTTGAATTTGCTCGGGACTTTGTTGTAGATTTGCGTCTACGGCGATTTTTAATTGATCTTGCAAGAGGGTTATCAGCATTGTGATAAGCTCTCTTAATTTTGCCTCTGTTTCTTGGATGAGGACGATCCGCTGTTCTGCCGTCAATGTGGAGTAATCCACTTGTGCGGTCGATACTGCTGGCAGGAACAGAGATGTCAGTAGTGCTATCGCAATTATCGTTCGTTTCATACTATTTGCCTTTAGTGTCCACACGAGGGACTTCGATTATCATTCCGCTCGAGGTTAGTAAAAGGCTGGCTATTGATACCGCCGATTCTATGGCGGCGATTAATACATTTACGGGGTCGATGACTCCGACTTCCATAAAGTCGCCCACCTGTCCAGTTATTACATTATAACCTTTATTTTGTGGTATGTCAAGTGAATCTAATCCCATGTTTTCGAGCAGTTGTCTGTGCGGATATTTCAATGCTTCGTTTAAGATCGAACTGGATGTTTTTATTCTGGCTAATGACAATCCGCCTCCGCAGACAACACCGTCATTATAGGCTGATTTTACTGCGTTTACGGCGTCCTCTACTTTATATTTTAAGGCTTTTTGTTCTGATTCTGTCGGAGCACCGACTTTGATCACTGCTAAGGTATTTGTAAACATACCAATTCTCTTTTGAATTGGTTTTTTCTTTTCAGTGTTTTTTTCCATGTCCACAGCGTTTTTTAACGCTTGCACTGCATTCTTTATGATTTTTTTATCTCCACCCGGCTTTATGATCACAGATTCATTGCGCCTGCATATAAATTTTTCGCATCGGCCTAAATCTTCAATTTCAGCGTCTTCAATTTTGTTTCCTTTTTCTTGCGAGAACACTTTGGCACCAGTCATTAAAGCAATATCTTCAAGCCATACCTTTTTATCTTCCACTGTTGGAATTGTTATAGCAATGGATGCAAATACGCCGGGTCTATTTGTTTGTGGATTCATTACCCATGGTTCATTTATCACTAAAGTTGCCAACGCTTGTTGCTCCACATTATCTGCTATAATAATCAGATTATTTTTTTTAGCTTCAGCCATTTTTTGAATTAATGGCAGAATATCGGTATTTTCGGTAATTCTATAATCAGTCAATAAAATATATGGCTTTTCAAGCACAGATTCCATGCGCTCGGGATTGTTTATCATGTAAGGCGAGATGTAGCCCCGGTCGATTGTCACGCCATCAGACATTTCAACATATGTGACCATAGTTGGTGATTTCTCGATTGTGATGGTGGCGTCTTTGCCGAGCTTTATGAAAAGGTCTGATAGTTTTTCTGCAATGTCTTCATGGTCGAAAGACACCAGTGCTGCTTTTTTCAATTCAGCTTTTGTTTTGATTTGCTTTACTTGTTTTAACAACTGGTCTTTGGCTTCTGCCAATCCTTTTGTAAGTTCTTTGGCGATTTTATGGCCCTCGATTTTTGATTTCCTTGCCACTTCGTTTATTATGGCTTGGAGCATAATAAGAGCGCCGGTTGTGCCGTCGCCTACGCGATCGTTTGTGCGGATAGCAGTTTCTTTGATGACCTTTACAACGGCGTTTTCCGCTGAGTCATCCAATTTGAAATCACGTGCAATTTGTACCCCATCATCGACTGTTAATGGAGTAAAATACATTGGTGACTCAATTATTACTTTGTTTCCAGCTGGGCCGAATGTCGGCCTTACTGTGTCAACAAGTTTGTTTACGACTGAGCGTATTGTTTCGAATGTTTTTTCTTTGATTATTGTTATTTCGTTTTGATTTGCCATAGTTTTTATAAAGTAATTTTACAATTTTCGTTGCGATAAAGTTTATTATATACCCTTTTAGTAGCTCCAAATTTTTGGCAAGCATTACGCAAATGGGCTGTTAAATATTCTAAATTATTTAGTCTACCTTTGGCACCAACTCGCCATCTCATTGTTTTGCCACAAATACGGCATCGTTCCCATCTCATTGATTCTGTGTGGTGTATATGCATCAAATCATGGGGAATACCTCTGAATCTACAACCAAAATCGCTGTTTGAACTACTTGCTAACATTTTTGTATTTTATTACTGCATAAATATCGTCTTCATGTAGGATTATGTAATTACCTTGAATTTTACCTTGCTTAATGTCGATATCATCTCCACCAGTGTATTTTGCGTATAACACGCTGTCGCCGACCTTTATCTTTCTTTGGATATCAGATCCGACTGATACAACTTGGCCACTGGCCTTCTGTTCTTTTTCCACATTGCTTGGAGTGACTATGCCGTACTGGTCTATGTTATTTTCAGGATCATCCTTTTTAACGAGAACGAATTTACCGAGTGGGATTATTTGGATTATTTCTTTTTTCATAATAGTTCTGACAGGGGAGTGTCTTTGCCCTGTTGTTTATTTTTTTTAATTATTTCTGCCCGAGCTTCATCAGCCTCGCTTTCTGGGTCTATAAGGAATCCTTTTGGACTTGGTGCGCGGTTTTCTACTTGTTTTTCAATAATTGTTACTTTATGTTCGATTACACGCTTAAAGTAGACCATTGTTACCATACAGACAAGTGATATCAAAATTCCTGTTATAATACCCAAAATATATTCTATCATGCAACAGAAATTTCCTCTTTATTTTTATTTTGATCGACTTTTTCGGCTTCTGATATTTGTTTGGTATCATCAAACCATACTGGGATTGCAATGTCTACCCAGACTGAATTACTAATTCCATCATTGCCTTTTAAGTTGAGAAGACTTTTCCGAGGCTCGGCACTCAATCCGATTTTATACTTCTTGAGTAAAGGAATGAATTCTTTTTCAAATTCTCTCAAGCGTTTTTCCAAATCTTCTTTGGCGAGTTTCGCTTTTACTTCTGCCTCTACTTGTGCTTTTCGCACATCTTGTGGTGTAGGTGTTTTTGTCATTTTAATATATTTATTTTTTATTATGTTTATCGACCTTTTGTGTGTTCGCCCAGCGTTTTTGTGATCCACGCTTGGCAATTTTTCTCATATATGCTTTGCCCCTTTTGGATGTTACTCGTCCACCAATACGTCCTAAAATTGCTGCTGCTTTTGAAGCGTTCTGTTTAAGTTCTTTGATTGTTGGTTTTTTTGCCATTGATTTTTGTCTATTTTGAATGATTTTTTGCAATTTGAACATTGCCAGTTTTTCAAATCGCTTGCGTTAATTACTTTGTTGCAGAATGGGCATTGTAAGTTATTCATAACTGACTCTGTGTTAAGCCGGAGTGGAATTGGTATGGCATTATTGTGCTTCAGACGCCATCTGGTCACCACTCTTTGAAGCCCCTGCACTTAGACAAGGAGCGACCTTGTCCCCGGCCCAACACACAATCAGCTATTTTTTCTGTTTTTTCCGAGAGCCGTATTCGATTTCATCCATCATATCTTGAATGCTCGGGAATGGAGGCGTTTCTACTTTCAGTTTTTCGCCAAGGTGGCGGTTAAGGACTTCTACCACTTTGTCGAGGTCTTTGGTTGTTAGTTCGGTTGTGCTGTGTTTTAAGAGCATTACCTCTTGCAGTGGGCGCCATAAATATTCTTTCACTGTGTTTTTTGTCCAAGGAATGTCAACTTCGGGCTTTAGCACTTTTTTCATATCAAGTCCGGCATCGTTAAGCGTTTCGGCCACCAATTCAAACCAAAGGTGCAATGCGCGATTTTGGCTCATCGTTCGTGGCGTTTCTTTTTTTTCTTGCAGATTGTCTTTCATAAATTTACCCTCTTAATCCCACAACCAGATTACCGAAATTTGATTTAGTCCAGCGGAGTAGCTCTCGCTTAAGATTCTTAAATCGCACGTATAATCTCGTACTGGGATTGAGGCGGTAAATTTGTTATTAATTCATTGTAGCCGAGCGTTTGGCTTATGTCAAGTGCTCGAGCCTGTGGATAACTTCGTCAAGCGACCAAGCGACAAATCCGATGCATCCGTGGCGGTTTACTTCTCTTAAGAATTCTATCTGCTCAGGCGTGGGTTTGTTTTTGCCGACTTTCAGCTCGATCGCGTATGACATGCCATTTTTGTATGCAAGGATGTCGGCGCAACCTTTTATGCCGGACTTGAACATGCGTGTTTTACCGCCGGCGCCTTTTAAGAAGAATACGCCTGTGTTTGTCGGGAATGCGAAGAAGCCGTTGTAATTAAGCCACTCAATTGTTGTTTTTTTAAGGTCCTGTTCTTTCATTGTTTTTTAGTTTTTCTTTTTACAAATTCTATTAAATCATTTTCAGTTAAAAATGGCTCGCAAATCCACGAGACTGCGAAAATAATTCCAGCGAAGAAGAATATAATTGCGACTATAATAAAAGAAAGTAGTGTCATTTTGATTTTTGATTCATTGCTTTTAATACTTCGTATTGTGCGTTTGTGACGCATTTTCGGCAGTATGGATTTTCTTTGATGTCAGGGTCGATGATTGGCCAGAAACACACTGCTTTTTTTCCGCAAACACAGCATTTGCAATCTTTGGCGTAGACAAGTTTTTCTTTTTTCATGACCATTGATATAAATTTTTTAATCTTTCCAAAACATCTTCTGAAGTATGACCATCGTATTCTGGAGCTTTTTCCAATGTTTCTGTAAATTTATCGCACTCTTCCCAATATTTTGATGGCAGATGATAGGTTATTTGATTTCCAAATTCTTTGCCAATTCCCATAACAAACCAACCGTAATATCTGCTTCCGTCTGAGTGCAACCAGCTTTTCCAAACGTTACGATTGTCGTGGATTGGTTTTCCTTGAATAAAAAATTCGCATAGAGAGATAAACAATCTGATTCTGTGTTCATACAATTCATCAAAGGTGTGGAAGCCATCACAAATGCAATTTCTCTTAAAAATAGACTTCTTAAATTCAGGACAACTTTTAGCGTGTTGATTGATTGGATTTTCTGATTGTGGTTTCATTTTTTTATTTATTTATTTCGTAAAATGCTTTTGCAAAATTTTGGCTGCACAATGACCTGAATTCCATATCACTGTCGACATTTTCAAAGCAATCCCACTCTCTGATAAATTTTTTATGGCCCTTGTGCATAAAAGCGAGCGATGGTTTTCCCCTGTTCGGCCGAGTATATAGCTCGGGTATCTTTGGCACGTCTTCCCAGAGTTTGTATATTTTGTTTGGCGAGTTGAATTTGCCCCATAGGGCAGTTTTCTTTGTCCAAGGGCTGCCGAATTCCCATGGTTGGTAGACGTATTTTGGGGCGCCAAGATAATTTTTAAGCACTCCTGTGGCCGGATTCTCAATCACCCAGAACACAGGATCGCACTCTTGTATAATTCGCTGGCAGTGTTTTACAAGAGACATACCTGCATCGGGATTTCTTGGCCGGCCATCACTTCGGGCTGTTGAGAATTCAAGGCATACAGGATTGGCGATAATGCCGTAGACATCTTCGGGTGGATGGTAGTTTTCTACGCCGATTTTGCTGCCGACTAGGATCACGTTATAGCCGTTGTCTTTATATGGTTTGGTATCACTGCCGGTGTCAGCACAAAGATGCAGGATTGTTTTCATGGCCTATATTATATTATCCAATGTATCGAATACACCTCGAACGTATAAGTGTACTTTCATCTGTTCTTCAAGTTCCTCGTTTGTCAGTGATTCTTTTTTGAATTGATCGAGAAGCAACCTCGTTTTTTTAAGTATTTTTCCGATTTTTTGATTGATAATTAATCGATCAATACAAATTCCGAGAAATGCAACATTTAAGAATAACAATATTGAAACAATTATTTCAGATGTCATATTTTTTTAATACACTCATCGCACGGCACGTAGCCGATCTGAGGAGGAATTATTTTTTTATGTTTTAGCGACCTGTATTGCGCTGGGTTTATGCCGAAGATTACCTCATCGCAGAATTGTTTTATGCAACACTCTGGGATTTGCCATACCCGACCAATTTCGGTGTGCATCAGTGTCAGATATTTTCTTTCGATTTCGAGATGTTTTTCCCACCTTATAATATTTTCAGAGACTTGGAGTATCGGTGGAATCTGTTGTTGTTTGTTGTTCATTGTTGTCGGCGCCGGGGTTAAACCAGCGGTCATAATATGCTTTTAATTTTTGCCTGTTTGGAGCATCTAAGCCCCATTTATGTTCTTTGCCGGATGACTGTTCCACGTATCTGATAAATTTTTCGAGAACATAGTCGGGCGATTTGCCCTGTATGCCATCGTTATTTTCCATCAGGATTAGGAACGCTATCAGGTCTATGAATTTTGTTTTGTCCATTTTTTTCTCTCAAGATGACGATGGTGTTACCGTCCTCATCTGTGGTTCTGATTACTTTGAATTTCGACTCGTTGAATATGTGATTTTGTTTCAAAGGCCTGCTGATAATCATGACCTCGTCTACGTAGTATGTTGATTCTTTTTCCATATGTCTTCGTTTGGTATTTTAATTATTCTGTCGACCGTTCCATCGGGGTTCATCACCCTGACGTTTCTATAAAAGTTTGGAAAGTAGCTTGTTTGAAATTCGCCGTCTTTGGTGAGGAACTCTGTGAGGTTTTTCACTTCTGATATGGTTATGTCTGGGCCCTGCGTTACGGATTTTGTGATCGGGTTTTTTATTACGTGCTTTGGAATTTTGTATTGTCCTTTGAAAAATTGGTCGCATCGTTGCATGTTTAATCCCCAGTGTCCTTTTTTGCTTTTATATACCAGTCCTCCGAACATTACCCAGTCACCCCATCGGGCGGAGCTGTTCGTTGTGAAGAGGTGTTTTATGTCTCTGGTGCGAAATTCGTGAATATTTTTTTGATTGCACCATCGGAATACCTGCCAGAGAGTGTATACCATGCCTGAGTATAGCTCGATTTCTCTCATGGATATTATGTGATTGCACATCGGGCAGTGTTGGACTGGTCTTTTTTGCATGTTATTTTACCTCTTCGATTTCGTAGCCGGATTGTTTCAGCCATCCGATTACATCTTCGATCGGGTCTTTTTTTGCTTTTTCTTTCCACGTTTCAGCCTGTTCGGCGTCTCCGATGAGCGTGGGCATAAATTCTCTTATTTCGGTTTCAGTCATTATTTCTTTTGGGATCACGATTGAACCCATTGGCGGATTGATTTTGAATTTTTTCATGTTTTTATGAGCTGGTGGCGAGGCTGATCACCGGGACAACTCGTTTGGGTTGTTAGTCCTCCGCTAACAATCGGAGTGTTTTGTAGTACCATACTCTCTTATGTGCGAGAGAAGTTGTTGAAAGCCAGCGATCAGGCGCTCCATCAGCTCATAGTTAATTTTAATGTTCTTTATTTTAGTATAGCCGAGCGGTTGGCACGTGTCAAGCCCGAAAGAGTGGATAACTTTATCGGCTACAATACCCGCATCTCATTCCGAAGGGTACGACATTTCCACATTTACAAACCTGCTCGCCCTTATTATGCCACCCACCTTTCGTGTCTTTCCACTGTCCGTTTTTGCGCCGGGTGACATCCTGCATGGTTACGGCATCAAATATTCCAACAATATCAGCAGTGTTTATCATCTCATTATCGATCATTACAAATTTACTTTCTTTACCCATAAGCAAGGAACTTTTAAGGTCTTTTATGCGATCCTCTTCAAGCCATATTTCAATGCCGTTTCTCATAGAGATGCACATTAAATTTTTTGTAATTTCGTTTGTCATATTGTAATTACTTTAGGATTTTTAATTCGACCTTTTATGCTTTGTATAATTTTCTGCGCGTTATAATAAAGATATTTGAAGCTGGTGATATTTTTGCTATGGAATTCATCTTTCAGGCCATATTCAATTAATTTTTCTATAAGTTCTACTGGATTTTTGTTAGGGTAGTCTTTTTTGAATCTGTTTAGGAGTAGTGTGGCAAATCTGCGATTTTGTATTTGACTGCCGTCCGGGGTTCCGTTTAGTTGCTTTTTAAGATATTCATAAACTGCTGTTACATCAAGATTTTCTTTTGATACAGGCAGTTTTACTATTGCTTTAGCAATAGTATTCTTATCATTCTTTACATTCTTATCATTATTGTTTGTGTCCGTTTGTTGTCCGTTTGTTGTCCGCTGGTTGTCCGTTTTGCTGTCCGTTTGTTGTCCGTTTATTTGGTATTTTTCCCAATTTACTATGGTAATTATGCGAAATTTGTTGTTCGTTTCTTGTTTTATTTGTTGTTCGTTTTCGAGGTATTTTAGTATTCTCTCAACTGTTCCTTGTGAAATGTGAGATTCTTGTGATAATTTCTCTCTACCTGTTATAAATTGACCTGCTTTTATGGTCTTTTTTTCGCCATTCCATATGAATTCAGCAGTTTTATGATTTGCTTTAAGTAGTAGAATAATCCAAAGCCAAGCATAGTGTGGTTTTTCACTGATCGGATTTTCTAATATTTTCCGATGTAATTTTATATAACCTTGTTCAAAATTCCCAGACATTTTGATTGTTTACAGGTTTTGTCCTTTTTTTGTCCTGTCCATAGCGCTATCTGGGAGGAGCGCCGTTAATATTATATTGATTTTATTGTATCACGACCTTTTTTATAAGCAACCGCTCGCAATAGTGGATAACTTATTATTGCTTTTTAGGCTTCCATTGGCTCAATTCGCAGTAGACATTGCCGCCTTTCGACTCTTTAATTTCTATGCGGACCCATCCACGTTCAGCTGGGCAGTTTTTTAGAAATGCAGTGAATTTTTCTACATTTATGGCGATCGTGCCTTTAGCCCACGCCGGGGCTTTCATTGATGGCGCGTAGTAGCTCATGCCGTCTGCAAAAATCTTTTGTGTTTGATTTTCCATGTTGTTTTATTTATTAATCGTTGGTTATTTTTGATACAAACTCGTTGAATCTTTCTAATTCACCAAGATTTTCAAATGTTGCTAAAAATTGTCTAGCAAGGATCATAACTTCTATTGTTTTTTTCATTTTTCCAATTTTTTCTCCAGCGTTGTAACATAGTTGATAAAATTCTTCATGAATGCTCATAATAGTTCCTGTTCGCACAGATTTTTAATTATTTTATGAATTTTTTTGTGACACTTTTCACAAAGTGTTCGACCATTTGAAATTTTATATCTAAGATTTGGAAATAATGCAAATGGTTTGATGTGATGAGCATTAAGGGTCCCACCACTCTGGCAACAATCTTGACAAGCGTATTTATCTCTTTCAAATACAGATTTTCGCCAAATTTGATATTTAATTCCTCTTCTTATTTTATCTCTTGATGATGTTATTCCACATTTCCAATTACTCCCCCTCGGGCCTCTTTGTTTAATACTCATCATTTTTCTAAATTCTATAGACCGTTTACTTCCTAATCCATTCTTCTTAGATTTCATTTTTATGCGAAAATAATCTGGTTTTTTACGCCCCTTTAATGCATCACTAATTTTTTTTCGAGTTTCTATAGATAAGATTTTACCAACATTTATTTTATGTCCTTTTTTGAATGAACCAGCTCTACTATTTGGATGCATACCGTGAGCATATTTTATAACAACTCTTTCTCGCATAATTGTTTAATTCCCAGCCACCCTTTTTTCATGCGACTGGTCATTTTAATTACTTGTATCATCGACCTTTGTGTTTTGAATCGATTAATTTGGCCTGTAGGGCGTAGTTTACCTTTGGTTCCGAGATATTCTACCTCTACCACGCACAATTCTATGTCTTTGGGTATTTTCTTTGTCTTAAGCCACATTGCAGTGGCATAGAATGTCAGCTGATCTGAATCATCAACCATTTTCTGTGTCCATTTACGAGTGGAGAGTTTATACTCGTAAAATGCGGTGAGGTCTTTTTTGTAGCTGTCCGGCTTGGCAAGAATTGTTATCGTGTCCTTGCCGTCGGGCAATCCGACCTCGAATGGTATGTCCATCAGCTCATATTTTGGCAGATGTGACATCATCAGGTCGAGAATCGGATCACCCGTCATCTCATCGTGCTCGAGACCGTTGGCCATTCGCGAGCCGTAGTCCATATTAATCGTTCCTCTCGGCTTTTGGCCGTATATGTATTGGCGTTTATAAAGCTCGGGGGATCGTTCAAATAGGGCGAGCTGGCTGTATGAAAGGTATGGTCTCGGCGTGATCATGTTATTTTGGATTTTTTAATTCCTCTATGCGAGCATCTACCACGTCAATGATTCGGCTTTTTTGTTGATCGGTGAAGCTTGGGTGTTTCATGACTTTGTTCTTGTAGTCTTGAAGTGCTGCGATGTTTTTTGAGTTTTTCACCATGTTGAGCGAGACTTCGACAGGGTCGATTGCGCTGGTGCCGGTGTCGTTGGCATCGGTATCTTCATCGCCTGTCAGGATTCCGAATGCATTGCAGAATGCGTATCGTTTGGCGAATGTCAACGCCGAGGCGACTTTCTGCGGTGCGGTCATGTATCCCTCGGGGTCGATTGGCACTTCGAATGTCGACTCTTGGCTGTGGCCTTTATCGTGTGTCACTTTGCAGATTGCTTTTACCGATGTTTGTGTCACCGGAGCATCTATGGTGTATGAGAAGCCATGCTTTTGCAGGATTCCTTTTACCTGCTCGACAATCGATTCAAGTGGTGCGTATTGGTATCGGATTGAGCCGTCTTTGTTTGGCACTTTCTTGGTTTTCTGTATTGTCGGGCATTCTGATTGGAATGCTGCGAGGGCGAGGTCAAATGCTTTTTTAGCCTGTCGGGTTTCCCAACGTTCCTGTAAGTTCATCAATTTTTCCATTACGTCCGGGTCTACGCCTTGTTGTATGGCCTGTTGAATCAGTGACAGAGGCGATTCAGGAGGCGTATTTTGGGATACCACTGCGACTTCCTGCTTTGGTTTTGGTTTTATAGCCCTTTTGAGTTCTTTTTTTTCTTCTTCACTTGGAACATATTCCAATGTTTTAGTTTTTTTGTCTGTCATGTTATTAAAATTTATTTTTGAAGACTCTTATTTTTTCCATCGCTTTTGCTTGTATTTGGCGAATTCTTTCACGAGTGACGTAATATTTTTCGGCAACGTCTTCTAATGTATGCATTTCGCCATCTTCGAATCCAAATCGATATTTAAGTATTGATTTTTCCCTTGGCGTAAGTGTGGAACAATTTTCAAGGTCTTCTTTTAATTGTTTTTTATCTTCTTCTGACAACATTATTTTGCAGCGAGAATTTCTTCTTCATAGATTTCAATTCCATATATGGTTTTTCCGCCGAGAGCATCTTTGCGGACTTTTGTTTCATCCCATATTAGGTAGCCATCTTTTATTAGGTCGATGAGATTTTCTTTTGCGCCGTCACCTAATTTAGATGATAAATCTACGAGGTTTCCATACCTCACTTTTTTAATTTTTTTTATACTAACTGACCCGACGTTGCCGTGGGTTGTGTTATCGACTCGTTCTATTTGGTCGAGCTTTTTTTCTGCTGTATCCAATTTCAGTGTGCCTTTTTCGACACGATCTGCGATCTTCTGCTCTTTGGCTTGTGCCTCGGCATTTACCTTTTGGGCGTATGCCAGCAGTTTCGCTTTTATTATGGTTTCAGCGTTTTTGAACTGCTCCTCTAATGGAGCGAAGAGGTTGCGTGCATTTTTTAAGGCTTCGTTGAGTGGCTTTGTGATCGACTCCTTTGATTCTTTTATTTTGGAGCCGGTTTCTTTAAGCTTGCTAACGAGGTCTATTGCATCAGTCTGCTCTTCTGCGTTGGTGATTGTTATGCTGTTGGCTTTAGTTTCCAATTTGGACATTTGAGCCTTTAGCACTGTCACCTCTTTTGGTGTTTCTATCATGTTTTATTGTTAATTATATTTCCCAACCGTTTTCGGTGCATATGGCACCGTGCATTTCCTCGAAGCTCGGTTCGGTTGCATCGGATGCACATGCATCACATAGCTCCGAGTCTTCGGTATATTTTTTCCCGCATTTGGGACATGGTGTTATCATGTTTTTATAATTTTTTAATTGTAATGTGCTGTTCGACCTTTTCTCTATTGTATGCCAAGCGTTCGGGTGTGTCAAGTAGTATGATAGTGGATAACTCAAACGCTACAAACATTAACAAAGTCAACGGATTATTTTCATAGAATTTTCATACTTGGTAAGATATATTTAAGGCGAGACAATCAAAAATTTCCCAGAGTTTTTGAATCTGTCTATAGGTGGTTTGCCTATAAAAAATGCATTGCATTTTTGCAGTCCTCGTTTGAGGACTGTTTTTTATTCAAACAACATTCTGTAGCAAGTCCATCGTTTTTGCAGGCCGTTTTGCCACATTGATGCGAGGCATGTCAGTTGATCTTTTGCAGAGTAATAATCGCCTGTGCAATTTTCAGAAAAAGTCGAGCGTAAGAATTGAGCGATTCCGATCGACCGACCGTCATCGCCAATTTGTGTATTGTCCCAGCCGGATTCGCAATCAATGACCTGATACATTTTTTCATAGCTTTGTCCGTATTTGATGCTGAGGTCGTATAAGAACCCTTTTAATTCGTTCCCTGCGTTCATTACAGGCGGTTGGAGACGTTTTTCTGCGTTATCTGGTACCTGCTCCGTCTTTACAACAACAGCATCGTTTTTAGGGGCGGTTGCGACATTATTCAAGACTGCATTTTTCAACATGTTAGCTGGAGGAAATATCAGCATCACCGAAATGAGGCATGCCCACGCTATTTTTTTGATAACTCCATTATTTGCCGGTCACGAGTTGCTTGCCCTTGGCAAGGTTGTCGTAAGCGCCTGAGGCCATTAAGCCAGCAACAATGCCTACGAGAATTGCATCACCTGTTATCGCCCATGTGGCGAGGGCAGATGTTGCGACTCCAAGCACTAAGCTTAATAGTGGCAACCATTTTGATGGTATGCCTGCTTGGCCTGCGACCCATGTTAGACCGCCGGTGACGGCGATCAGAGATACTCCTTTTACAATTAATTCTGGTTCCATGTTTTATGCACTGGCTTTATGTATTCGGCCGGCGCATTTTAGTTTATAATAACTCGTTCAATTTTTTTCTTGTTGATGGTCCTACGTATCTTCCTTGATTCCACCATAGCACTGGTGCCGAGGCGACTTTGTATTTCCATTGAAATGCGGACACGTTGGATTTTGTGATGTTGCCGTAGTAACCGGTTTCGGGTATTTTATAGCCCAATCGATTCATGGCTTTTTGCAAAAACAATACTTCATCGGATCGTTCTCCGTAATTTATGTCTGTTAAGAATGTATGAGTAAATGGCGGAATTATAGGAGGCGTTGGTTCTATTTTTTCTGTGATCACAGGCTTCATTACCCATAACAGCGGATAATTTATGGCGAAGTTGTTTTTGTATGGTGCGTAGCTGTCGTAATCTTTTAGCCAGTTATTTTGTCGGTCGATTTTATACAGCATGGTGGCGTGTTGACTTGAGCATGATCCGCAAGGAACGATTATGCCTTGCGAGTTTCGCGAACATACGGGATGGACGACTTGCAGTGGAGCTTGTTTTAAGTGGTATTCCAATAAATCAAGATCAGGAGCGCCGCAGTTTGCAATTACAATCCATTCGTACTGAACTTCGAACAGTGTCAGAAAGTTTTTGGCAAAGTTTTGGATTTCTATCGGAATTGGTTTGGTAAATTCCTCGTATGTTTTTGAATTATTCGGCCACATGGACTGAGGAACAAGCCCATATTTTCTGATGGCGTCCCACCCGGCTGTTACTTGGTTGCCGTTTTGAGTGGTGCCGGACATTTTATATAAAAATCTATCTGAAAAATTCACTTTGCCGTTTTCATCAAAGTATTTCCAATCTTTCATTTTTTGAACACAAGCCGGAGATAACATGTTTCTTTCTAATCTGAAATTCAACTGCACTTCAATTGTATTGTTTTCTGAAAAGTTTGTGCATCCGCCTGTTTCAAAATTAATCCACTGTGGTTCATCGGTTGGCAGATAAACAGACCAATCAGAATCGGATTTTATCACTTGATATTTTATACCCGATTCTTGACCGGCAATGTAATCTGATTCGCGTATTTTAGGCGTAATAACGCCATGGTTTATTGTATCCATACTTGTGTTTTTTATTTAATTCGCGATAATATTTTTTTTCATCCCACGTGGATTTTTTCGATATTTTACTTTTTTGATTTTGACTCCTCTTCATGTAATTTTAACATTATTTAAGGAGTAAATATAGGGAGGCGGAGTGGATATCACGCCTCCCTTTGATTGTGGAAGACCGGCAATTAAGCCGAGATTTAGATCACCCCCTTTCGGTGGTAGTGCTTTTGGCAGTGTTCACACACCGCCAACTCAGCATTGTCTTTCACATCTTGAGGAATCCTTTGGGACTCCTGCCAGTGTGACCAGATGAAATGCTGGTCGAGCACTCGGATCTTCGTGCAGCAGACACATTTTTCTGCTTGCGTCAGAGTTGCGGTTGCCATCATTTGGCCTCCTGTGGGTTAAGGTCGTTCTCCCAGAACACTTTGCACACCATGCGTTTTCCTCTTGGAATCATTTCAAGCATCCACTCTAAGTGGATTTTGAGATGTGCGATGGAATTTTCACCGGTTATTTCTTCTCGGTGAACAAGACCATCCATGTTTTTTACCAGATCTCTTTCGGCTACTGTTGCCATGTTTTGTCCTCCCTATGTTCGTTACAGGCTCGAGGGTGAAGCCAAAGGTCGAATAAGGTTCACCCCTGCGCATGAAAACAAGTAAAGCTGAG